AACGCGGCGCATTCGCCAGTAGACTACTTGATAATAGGGCGCGGCTTCGGTACCTTGGTCAGGTACGGGCCAAACTGTGAATTGGGGGTAGGCTGTTGCAGATGGAGAATAGCTGCTGGTGGCGGGATAGGTCGCTCCAGAGTTGCGGCTGATGTAAATCTGTATCGGTCGTGCTTGAGAAAGTTTGTTTGGGATTGTGGCGTAGGTGGATACACTAATCCGGGTAAGTGTGAGGTCAGCTTGCGTAGAGGCATTACCGGCTCCCGTTCTTATAACGTGCTCAAGCAAGTCAATGGTGTCGTTCGGTAAATCGTACGTCGCAGTGCCCTGTACCAAATTCTTCGTGCCCTGCTCAATCGTCCACATATTAATGCCACGATTTGCCCACTCAATGGTTAGCAGGTTCATCGAACGACGTGCAGTACGCAAGTCGTAACCCGAGCGCATCTCCCGACCAGCCCGCTCAAAGGCTTCTTCGGCTATATCCGTAAACTCAAGATTAAAGTCGGTTGAACCGCTAGTGGTCATCTAAATCTCGCAGTCTTAGCGGCAATTTTTGCCGGTTGTTTAACAAACTGCTTACCTGCGCTTTTTCCAGCTTGTTTTGCCTTTGTCGTTGCAGCGTATTCTGAAGGTGTAAGAGACTTAATTGCCGCCTCCGGGAGGTATCGTTCGCCAGTTTTGCTAGACGGTTTACCACTTTTTGTCCGCCATTTCTGATCCCCCCAATCTTTTAAGCTTTGCTGCGGGGCTTTAAGAGCCATCACCATAACTCCCGAAAGCTTCCAAGTATTCTACGGCGTTTTTAAGCGTGGATACACTATCTTTAAACATCCCAAGTGCCCTATTGCATTGCTTACACAAAACACCCCTGAACTCACCTGTTTCATGGTTATGGTCTATGGCACTATCGATCAGTTCAATTTCTGTTTTACAAATTGCACAACACTCTTCTTGGCGTTCATAACGATCAATTAATTGTTCTGGCGTTATGCCGCGACGCGCACAGCGTTTTGCAAGTGTCCAACTGTCTTTGTTTCGATACTCTTGAACACGATCTAAATTTTTTGCCGCCCAATTTCGATGAGCCTCGTACAAGCATTTGTTGCACACACTTTTCAAAAGATGCGCATTTGCTCCTCCGCGACTTCTAAACAACTCAACTGGCTTCATGGTAAAGCACTTTGTACATAGCTTTGCATTACCCTGAGCTATCAACCGCGCTTCGCGTTTCTTTGCTTCTGCGGCACGACGTTTTTCGTTTGTGGCGTATGGCATTTTTAATCTCTATACCCACCACCGGCGGCTTTATATTTTTTTGCAACTAACTGACTTTTCCTCGCGGACCATTGCCCTGCACCTGTGCCATGAGTGGCTGCGGCTTTAACCTGAGACACAATCTTCTTGCGTAGCCCCGGCTTGGTGTAGTTACCAGCAGCATTCACCTTGCCACCTTCGGCATACTGATCAAAGTCAGTGTTATCCCGCCTCGCTTTACGCTTGGCAGTAGGCATTTTGGAGGGGGCTATAGCCCCCATACCGCGAGACGCCATCATCTCAGCAAGCCTTACCGCCGTAGGCCATCTTCTTAACCTTACCGCCACCAGCCATCTTGATCTGCGTACCTTTGGTTTTACCCTTGACAGCAACGCCATCACGACTAGGAGCTGCGGTCTTCACTGCACCCATTTTTGTGGGGGCTACGCCACCACCTTTAGCCATCTTTTTCATCGTAAATTCCTTTCCAACGGATTGAGAGACACCTACTTTTTTAGCAAACTTCGGGTTGTGAGCCACCGCTTGCATGAACTTCTCTTGCTTTGCGCTAACTGCTGGCATTACTGTTTCCCCTTAGCAAGCGCATCAATCTTAGCTTCAAGTCTTTCAAAACCTGAATCAAACCGCTCCATGATCTTTTCAAGATCCGCACGAACTTCCGCACGAGTAATGTGATCACGGGCAATTTCTTCACGGGTACGGTTTAGCAGAATTTGAATCCGCTTCTGTTCATCTGAGGATTGTTTCAGCATGAACATCACCAAACCCACTAAAAACGACGTGATTAGATTCCAAACCAGAGCGCCTGTTTCCATGACTTAACACTTCCAAGCCCTTAACGATTTGTTGATGCGGCTGTTAGGGTCGTTGGCTGTTTTAGCACTCGTAAGTTTCTTCTTCATGCCTGACATCCGGGCACAGAATGACTTTTTACGGGCACCACCCTCTGGCTGTGGGGGTTTGAGTCCGGGCTTCCCCGGATTCGCTGCGTTATAAGAAGCTCTGCCTTTGGCGTTGAGTCCGCCTTTTTCAGATTTACCTTCTTTCCTCTGCCACGCCGGAGATTTAGCCATAGAACACCGTCACTTTTGCATTTGACAGCGTTGCGTACGCGCTAGTGATACAGCGTACACCTTCGGCAGGGATAATAACGTTGAAGGTCTCTCCGCCAGCGATTGTGTTGATGGTAAACACCGTCGTACCGCCCGACCCACCATCTTTAACAACCACGCTACCGGCAGAAGCCCCCGGTTCAACAACCAACCCGCGTATACGGGTTGGGTACGCGCTAATATCCCCAGAAGCTGCTAGTGAAACAGCTTTTACGTCCGTTTGCATCATGGCGATGCTCCTTCATTAGACGTTTTGCTGACCGAGGTATGGATCAGTGACGTAGTAGAAAATTTCACCCGTGATGTTGCCACCTGTGGGGGCGTCACCTGTCGTACCACCGCCAGTAATCTTAACCATCTGGGTAGCAGACATAATGGTGTTCAGATCATCCCCTGCGGTAGCAGAAGCGAAATTGATAACCAGCTTGCCCGTGGTAGCAACAGCAGCGGCAACAAGTCCGTTGTCGTCAGAAACTGTCGTATCAGAGTAGCCAATCCAGCCCATATCAAACGTGGGGGTCGTGCCACCTGTTGCAGCGCACAAAGCATTAATTTGAGTAACAACAGCACCAGCCGGGAGAATAACCGGGGCAGTGTTGGTAGAAGAAACTTGAACGGCTACGCTATTTGCAGAAGCGCCAGAGATATAAAACTCGGCAACCATGAGAGGGGTGCCACAGTAAGCGGTGCGAGTCTGGTCGCCACCGCCCGAACGCCAAATCGATTGGGTTGTTGAAACTGCCATGATAATTCCTTATGCACAAGTCGCTTGCTAATCGGTGCATCGTCTGCTGGGACAGTTTAGCAAGCTGGTTTCCCAGATACCTACAGTATAAATAAAAAAGGGGGTTTTGCAACCCCCTTTTCGCAGCCTGATTAGGCTCCCTGAGATCCGTAGATTCCAAGAGGATCGGAAACACCGAACGAATAACGCTCACGAGCTTTGTAGCGAACGTTTCCGGTGTCGAAGTCTCCATCCATTGAATTTTGTAACGGTGTGCGTACAAAATGCTTCAGGCCGTTAGGAACATCGGTCGTCAGGAACCAAGCGTTGGTATCGGTCAAGAAGTGGTTAACCGTATAACCCTCGGGGATCGAGCCGTTGTTCTTCAGGGCGTTGATGTCGTTGTCGTTAGTACCGACACGGAGTTCGGTTTCCAACAGGCGGGTTGCCACGAACATCAAAGCAGGAGGAACGATAAGTTTGCGGGGTTTAGCAGCGATCAAAAGCCCACGTTCATCAGTCCACGCAGCGATCTGAATCACTGCATTTTCCAACGAGGTTTCGTTAAGATCCACGCCCGTAGCGGTCGTGTTGCTGTTGGTGCCACCGGAAACCAGCGGATGTGCTGTGGAGAACAAAGTCTGACCATCACCGTAAGTTACGGTAGAAGCCCAACCGTTGTTCAGAACCGCAGCAGCTTTAACCTGCTTGGTATAAGCCATCGACCGTGCAAGTGCCTTGGTATAACGAGCCGACAAGCTGTCGTACAGGTTATCTTCAATCGCTTCTTCAGTGATTGAGAAGCCATAAGCAATGGTCTCGTGCGTATAACGTGCGGTCCAAGCTTCCTGCGCGTTGTCATAAGCAATTGCGCTACCTTCGTTTTTAACCGGGGCAGCACTAAAGCCTGACAGCTTGGTTTCCTCTTCAAACGAGCGCTCGGAAGATTCAGTTTCGTAAATCTCTTTGTGCTCTTCGCCATACTTCGCATACTCCAAACCGAACAATGCGTTCAGGCCGGGGAGCAGCTCTTTCAATAGTTGTGCGCGTGAAATAGCCATTTATGTTCCCCTATTACAGTCCGGTTGGGTTGTAGTAGGCATGACCACCGAGGAAAGTAGAACCGCTAATGTTCGGTGCGTTGAACTTAACGATAGCTTCCGGGTAGTAAACAGTGCCACTATAGGTAAATGCCGTATCCGGCACCAGATCAACAATACGGATCGGCAACGAAGCCGTCACGTCTGCCGAACTCAACAAGATAGCCTGCTGAGAATCGTTGCTTGTGGTATTGAGGGTGTTAGCCACCAAAGCCACGTTGTTGTTGATGTTGCTATAAGTCAAACCAGAAGTTGTCGAAACAACTGTGGTGCCGGTAACTACGGCAACTTGGAACAACTGATCTGGGTCTTCACAAACAAAGGCGGTGATAAAGGTGTTTGCCTTTACCGAAGTACCGCTGATCCATGCTTGCGAGAAGGTCGGTTGACCGGTTACAGACGAAACAAACTGACAGCCTAGAAAGACGCCAGCAAAGCCTGTTGCAGGTGCAGCCGTTGTCGAAGTCGAAACCGCGATGGTACCGTCGTTAACGAAAATAACGGGGTCGCCAAAACCAATGCTAGAAGCACCGGATGCGATACGACGCTGACGAGTAGCACCGGCAAAGACCTGACCACCGATCAAATTGATCGGCTTTAGCCCATAAGGGGCCGAAACAGTCGGGTAAGCCATTTGGAATTACTCCTTGGATTGTTGATTACCGCGCCCAAATGAAACCGAGGTTTTACGCTCTGAAAACAGAGGCATCCGTGGATCATTCTCGCGCATGAAGTTGTTGTCTACAGAACGCATCTGTGCATCGGCCTGCTGTTGATAATAAGCATTCCGTTGGTCAACGAATTCTGTTGGGGTTTTACACAGCATCAAACCACCCACCACGATATTGTCCTTAAATCGGGCATTATCGTTATCGAGATAACCAGAAATCTCAGGATGATCTTCAGCTCTGACAGGCTCCCAGCCTTCACGTAGCTTGGTTGAAACATTACGAGGGTCCGATTGGCCCATCATTGAAACGCGAATCCAACGATATTTATACCCAGGCTCAGGTGCAGGGTCAGGCAGTAACGTGGGGGGTGCCCAGCTACGAGGACGCTCAACTTTGTCACGGGTTGTTGCTTCACGATTTGAACGGGTATCTGCTAATTTATTCTCAGCCATTTGTCATTCCTTCCGCCACTTTCCGGGCATATAAATCAAGAGGTATCTTCAACTTCTTAGCTAGTGCAACCTGCGTCTGCGTCAACGTGATTTTTTTCGGGGCAACGTTTCTGCTTGCGGGGGCTACAACATTACTGCTCGTCCGTTTCGATTTCTCCTCTAACCCAGGGAAATTTTCGGGGAACTTCTCACGGATACGAGAATTTACTCGCTCGTAATATTCATCTGAAGTTGGATCAACTCCAGACTTAACTAGCTTTTCATGCAACCCCAAAGCAAAGCTAGTCATTTCCTCATCGTTCCCAAACCACTGATTTTGTTGCTGCCATGCAAGTGCTTTTGGGTCTGCCCGAGGCGTTTCTGGGGCGGTTTGTGGTGCTATGTTTACAGGATTTTCGCGTTCTTGTAAAGGGGCAGGTTTGAAATTAGTAACACGCTCAAGTTTTAGTTTAGCGGTAGTTAATTCTTCCTGTGCTGCAAGAATAGCGTCAGCGTCAAAAGATTCATAAGCTTCTTTGTACTTCTTCCGTGCCTGATCTAACGCCAACTCTGCATTCTGCTTAGCTGTACCAACCAACAGCGTATTATTTGAATTCAAATCGGTTTTAAGCCGTTTGTTCTCTTCAATAATCTGCTGAGCAAACTTCAGTGCCTCTTCGCGCTCGCGTAATGCGGCTTCTTTAGCCCGACGTTCATCGTGGTATCCGTGCGACAACTTCTTAATACGCTTTTGTACGCTTTCATCGTATTTAGAAAGCTCATCGTCGGTAACTTCCCCAACAGGTTCGGGTAGTGCTTTACGCCCTTTATCAGGATCGGGTGTGTCGTCAACTACCTCGATTTCAAATTCAAGATTATCTTTAGCCTCTTGCTTGGCGTCTTGCTCGTCGGGAAATTTAAATTCGGTTTTTTCCATACATCACCTCACGCACGCTGAATGCCACGGGGATCTTCCACCACAGCCTCAACGGAATCATCGTTAATAATCCGAAACTCTCGATCATGAATCTTCAAACGAGTTCCAGTGTTGGCACGAGTAACAATAAAGTCCCCCGGTTTACACCAAGCGCCTGTGGGGAAACGGTTTTGATCCGCATACGCCATATCACCTAGTGCGACTACAAACAGCACGTTGCTTAATAGCTCTTCATGCTTCACAGTTACATCAGCCTTGACGATCCCACTATCAAACTTATTCTCGATATTGGGTAACGTGCAAAGGATTTTGTACCCCTTAACAATCGGTAACTGCTTGGCTCTTTGCTGAACATCCGCAATAACAGCATCTGCTGCTTCAGTCATTTTCAAATTCCTCATATCGTTGCACAAGGTCTTGTACTTCCATCTTTGCTAGGCGCAGACCTTGGATAACGCCACACAAATGCTTATATTCAGCAAAATCTTTTGCGCTGTTACTCACCAAGGAGTCTTTTATAGACTCCTCGCGCTCGATGAGTTTTCTAACCAGATGATCCAGCATCTGTTTTTCGTATGTCATCTCCCAGAGCCCTTCATACGCGTTTTAAACAAATCAGCTTGAATCTTTAGCTGGTTTTGTTGGTTCTGGTTTTGAAGTTTTATGCCTTCTTTCTGCGCATCCACAGCAATACGCTGCTGCTCAACATTTAACCGCTTCTCAGCAATCTTGGCATCAATAGCGTCTTTCTGTGCTTTACGCTGCTGTTCTGCGTCCTTAATCTGTAAATCTTGAGCTTGGAGCTGCACCAGCGGATCTTGCGCAATCTGCTGGGCTTGTTGTTGCGCTGCTTCACTCTGATGAATCTGTAAGACCTGCTGTGCAGCCTGAGCCACATAACGTGCCATCGCATACTCTTCAGGTTCAGAGAGTTGTTGCTCGGGTGTGGGTAACGGCAAGCCAATACGCTGCTCAATCTCTTGGCGATACTGGAACCCTAGATGCTCGGCGACGTGCGCCATCATTGCTGCTTGCAACTGTTGACCTATGGGGTTTTGCCCAATCATCTGAGCAATCTTTGGGTCTTGCAAAAAGGACATGTGCGTCGTGATATGCGCTTGGTGATCCTGATAGATAAATGCCTTCATAGGCGTACCTTTTAGCGCATCCATATTCTCAGACACGGGGTCTTTGGGTTTCTGATCGTCAGGTAGCGGTACAAGTTTGTCGGCGTTAGGAATACCCAGCACATCCAACATCTGCCTATGCAGGCGGGGTAAGTCATATAACTGAGGTGCCCCTTGCGCTAGCTGCAACGCAGCCTGATACTGCACAACCCGCTGAGCCATTGTCGAGGCGTTGGGGTCAGACACAGGAATAACTTCTACGATGTCGTAGTCTTCAGCTTTAACCTGCGGAGTGCCATCCTGTGGCACGTAGCTGTAATCAGGTGAGGTGTACTCCCTGATAATTTCCTTGAGCAGCTTGAACTCTTCTTTCATCGCTGCATGGATGCGAGCCTGCACAGCACCCATCGTCTTTAACTGCCGCTCAAGGAGTGCCAGCGTCGTACCTACCGGAGCCTGACTCGACATATCGCTGATCTTCATATCAGCCATACCACTGAGCCGTCGCGCTTCTTCAGTGATCTGGTTTAACAGGGCAAGAAGAACCTGACTGGGTTCTTTGTAAGGCAACGGCAGGATGTTATCCCTGATCGCACCTCCCGGCACATCCACATCTCGCCATTCACCCGGAGCAATCGGCGTATCATCACCTTTAATTCTGAGTCCACGAGACTTCAAGCCACCGGGAAGATTAGAAAGTGATCCTGCATCCACCAACTGACGGATCAGCATGGTGCCTGCTGTGGCGTAGCCACCGATAATATGAATCAACCCGAAACCATAAGCACCAAACCCAGGGATGTACATATAGTGTACGAAGTGCTGGCGAGCTAGTTTGCGGGGGTCGTCTTCCCTGTAATTCCTGCGGATCGCCAGAACTTTATTAGTGCCTTTATCAACCGTAATGACATAGGGCAGCGGCAGTTCTTCTTCATACCCCGGTAAGTCATACTCGATATGCACCTCACATATCTGATACCGCTCATCTTTAGTCTGCTCAATACCTTCTTTCTGAGCTTTAGCCTTCTCAATATCCGTTTGCGTTGCTAGCGGCTCACCAAGATCCACATCCCGATAAAACCCACTAACCTGCAACCGCTTAATATCATTCTTTGTCTTACGCATGATGTGCGTAAGGCGGTCGGTGCGGCGTATGTTGGTTACACCATAAGGGAGGATGACATCCTCGGCAGGTACATAAAATGAAACTTGGCGCTCTAATGACGGATCGTAATAGACCTTCTTAAATGACGAGCCAGCTAACGCCACACCCCACAGCGCACGTTCATGCTCTGACCTGTACTCAGGCATCTTGTCAGTAAGCTGATAATTCATATCAGCCTGAACCCGTTTACCTGATTCTTCGATTTCTGGGTTCCACTGCCCGATAATACTTGTCTTAACAGGGCCAGCCGCAGGGAATGTCTCCATAATAGACTCGCTCTGGAAACGAATCGCTGCTTCAGTCAGCAGTGTAGAAAATACCCCACAGGCACCGTCCCAAGGCTCAGTCACCTCGTCATAGCGTAGGCCCAGCACATCCAGACCTTTGACATAGGTATCAACCCAATCTTTACGGCTGTTGAGGTCTGACTCAATCATCTCCATAACGTCACCTGCAATCTTTTGCAGGTCGCCCTCACTCATAAATTCAGCTAAGTTAGAGTCAAACTCCTCAGCTTTTTTTTCTTCTTCAGGCATCAGGTCAATCTCTACCCCGTCGATACCAATAGCAACACCTTCGGGGTTCACAATCTCAATCTCAATGGGTGCTTCCTCAGTCGCTAGCGCTTCGATGCCTTCAGGCATCCCGTACATTGCCTTATCAATAGCCATGATCTGTCCTAACCTAAGTAATAACCGCGTTTCTGCCCACGGAAGCCTTTAAAGTATCGAATATCGTCAGGCTCGTCGCTTGGCAATGAAATAAATCCGCCCTGCCTGAACCGCAGCAGCGCCTGTGTCATCGTATCCACGTAGTCATCATGTTCCCCCACCGGAAATGC